TTATTTTAGTATCCATCCGGTATTTCCTGTTCCTGTTTTTTTTTGATACCAATCACCATTATAATCAATGTACATTGACCCCTTAGGTGCGGTCACAACACCCTCAGGTGAACCGGAGCCTCTATAAATTCCAAAGAGAGTTGTACCTCTTACTTTCTCGTATGCAAACAACAAACCATCTGAAGCCCTTCTGATACGCAACGGTTCGTGCTCTGAGTCCGATGCAAATGTAGTGGTGCCGTTTGAATCTGTTTCCCTGGAAAAACTTCCATCTGTTCTTGTTCCTTCAATGATCGAATTTGGGTAGTTTGGATCATCAGATGAATGTAACCTAATATAGGAACTATTTGATGCTGATACCCCCCTACCCCTTAAAATCAATCCCTTAAATGATGACGTAAATAGTGCCTGGATTGAGCCATAAACAGTGTTATCACTACCGTTTTGCTGATCGTATATTCTTAGTCTTGAGCTATTATCATACATAATAGCGTTGAAGTACTCACCAAGACGTTCGCTAAATGCAACAATATTAAAAGCATTGCGCCATCTAAATGATATATTTCGCCCGCTTTCTCCGGCATCTACACCTGCATTACTTGAAGCATTGGTTATGCCAGAATTAAGGTTCTGCTCATCGTTGTTACCAGTCGCTGGTCGTATAGAGTAAATTGTCTTTTTCTCAAGAGAATAGCTACTTCCCCATCCATAATCTGTATCAGGACTCCAGTCTCCAGAATTTGCATCCTTGGTTGTTTCCACCCAATAAGAGCCATTTGATGGAGGAACACCAATTATTCCAGAAGTCTCAATAGATGATGCAGCCCATCTTCTTCCACGCCAGTTTACAATATTAGCTCCTGCCCTCCATGTTTCTATGCAGCTTATAATTATTTCTTCGCCACGAATAGTTAAACCTTCCGGCTCGAATCTGGCTGGATTCCCAAGAGTTGGATGGTTAAGCAACCCATCGCGCCCATATTGCGACCTTGCATCATCGATATCTAATTTTCTTAGTAAATTACCTGTTAAATCATATGTAAAGATATGATGCTTTCCAAAAGCATTAGTGCCTCCCTTAAGTATATGTATATATCTTCCATCAGACGCAATACCTTGTACAGAGTAAGCGCCTTCAGAAGGTGAGTCGCTCATTTCCCAAACAAACATGGGGTTTGCTAATGTTTTATCTTCAAGTTTATCAATTGATATTTTATCGTATATAAATACAGTTCGTTTAGCGGCATCACTCTTTGGTGTATTAACCATTATTAAAAGACGACCGTCAGAAGAAATGGCAATTCCTGCACGATTGTAATCTTGAAATGGGTGACCGCTACCAGTAATCCCCCATACATTATAACTTTTTACGTCAGACTGAGTTGTTCCTGCCCCTCGCCAAGTTATTTTACTAAACCCTTTGCCTGCAGACTCCCCATCTTCACCTGAATTGGTTACACTTGATGTATATAAATATACTTGACCATTCTCCACCATGGCAGAAAGATCAAATCCGTGCCCAAGGTTTAATTCTGGAGAATACGCAACATGGTTTACTACCCTTCCATCATCATAAAGATTAAACTCAACAATACGAACTCTTTCTTTATCCGACCAGGTTGGCCCAACAGGCCGTTGTGTGACAAATAGTTTTTCAATGCCATTAACACGGCAATATGCGATCCCCTGTAACGCATTTCTGGCATTAGGATAAATTTCTGTGTTTGTTTCTCCCTGAAAACCAAAAAAAGGTTCCATCATTTTTCTCTGCGCAAGTTTGTCAGTTTCAAGTAGACGAGAAACGGAAATAAGAGAGCCATTATCTGCAACAATCCTCCCAATACCTCGAGCAGAAGATACATCAACTTCGAGAGTATTTACTGCAAAATCGCCATCAGGAACAAACATTCTATAGCCTGCGTTAGAGAATGCCTCAGTAGCGTCAGTTATTCCATCACTGATAGCCCCCCAACCGCGAACATCTTTGTCATCACGCCATCGTGCAATCTGCAATTCGGGATATTTTTTAGCACCATCCGGGTCTTCTAACTGCTGCCGTAGCTGATCCGGGTCATACTTCAGCACATTAGGGAAATAGAACTGCTGAGTGCCATATGCATCATATACAGCCATAGAATGGCCTTGAACAGTTACGAATTTGGCAATCTGCCCGTTATATACCGGATATCCAGCAGCGTTAATGATGATTGGCTGCGAAACAGGAACATGAGAGCCGTCTTCGTTCTCTACATAAACCTGAATCTGGTTTTCTGGACTTACCGGGTCAGTGTCAATTTTTCCGATATAAATTTTGCCGTTGGCTACTGCTTTAAAAGAACGCGCCATAGTGAAGAGTTGCGAAGGCATACTCACTACAACATTGGCTGTAATGTCTGTCATTTAATTTTCTCCAGACGTAGCAATGCGGAACAAGATGCAACTTGCCCGGCATTGCATTAATGTAAGTTATGATTTGTTAACTATGAGATGAGTCTATGCAAAAAGATCTGTTGAATATTGCGTTCTATATATTTGGTTTTTGCACATTTCTGGTGTTTGCAAAGCTATTCTGACAACGAATCAGACTTAGCCCCCTGCGTCAGAGCGTTAATTGCCTTTTGTGCCTGCTGCATTGCTTTCTCAAAGGCTGTTGATCCGCGTGGGGTGTTTGCCATTCTGAGCATTGCATTTCTGAATGGTTCGCTCTCATAGGCGCGAGTAAGAAGTCCGTAGCTTACTGCTGCGCCAGTTGTCGCCGGGTTCATTGCCGTCCCATACCCGATAATGAACGGGATGGTTTGCTGCCCTGTGGGTGTTGTTACTGCCGCTTTTGCTGCCTGCTGAGTGGACTGAAGGTAATTTTTCAATCCTTTCAGATAAGCAGCATCCTGCCCCTTAAATGTGATGCCAGTCTGGTTTTGCAGGATGTTAAGCTGCCGAAGGAACTGGTCAGGGGATCCGCCAGATTTCTCCATCGCCTTTCCAATGATGCCATTGCGCATTTGCGCCCTGCCAACACGACCAACTGAGTTATACAGCGTCTTAATTTCCGATTTGTTCTTGCTGAATAGCATGTTGTTGACAATTTCCGGTGTCAGGTCGCCTTTCATGAGAACATTCTTCAGCCTGGTATTCTTTAGTTTCGCCGCTTCGTCAGCGTAGACGGCATTGGCCTGCTGATATTTACGGAGAGTATCGTTGCCAAGATTATGACCAATGGCACCATTGATATCGTCGGTCATCGCCTTGTAAACGCGCTGAATGGCAGCATCGGAACGGTTTGGTAACACTGGTCGCTCACCCTTCACGTCCATTCTGAACTGACTGCGCAGGTCGCTTAATTGCTTCAAATCCAGATTTACCGGACCATCAGGGCCAGCATTGCGAACAAGCTCATCACGATATGACTGAAGTTTTGAAATTGTCTCGTTATCAGCCACCTTACCAAGCTTCTTCAGATTAGATATCTCAGTATCAATCTGCTGAATTGCTCGCGCAGGCTGGATATTGACTCCCGCCATTGCATTCTGAACCTGCTCAAGACGGTTCCCTGCAGCACGACGAATTCCTGATGTTTTCGCTTTAAGGCTGTCAATAACAACAGCTGGATCATACTCACCGAATTTATCAGCAAATCTCTGCACCAACTGGCTTCTCGCTTCCTGTTGCGTTGCTCTCATTCCGCTTGTGCCAGCCAGGGGGATATTTTCTGCTGTCGTTTGCGCCATTTTTCCGACGCGGGAAGTAGGCTGTAACAGGTCTGTGGTGTGCAGAGGCACTCCTTCACGCTCTGCAAATCTGATAGCTTGCTGCGCTTCTGGCGCAATAGCACCACGAACTCCACGATAAGCAGCACCTAATCCACGTCCGGCAGCGTTAATAGCACCGCCAGCCAGCACACCAACGCCCAAATCGGTGGCGAGTGCTTCCGCATCATCTTTCGCACTATTTGCAGCAAGTGATCCAACTGCGTTTTCTGCTAGAAGGCGAGTTGCCCCATGAGCAATTCGACCAGCAAGTGTTGGTGCCTGTGCTGCCGCTCTCTCAACGCCAGCAGGAGTGAGGTAAGGCAATGCTTCAGCAAATACCCTTCCCTCTGTCGTTTGTGGAGTCAGCGCGCCTTGCTGAAGGCCAAAGTCCTGCTCTAATCCCTGCGTTGTTACACGTGGCGCTGGTTGATATGTACCATCGCCAATGCCGAGTTTACCGCCAGCCCAAGCCGCCGCGCTTGTTACAGCATCGGCAACTGATGCAGGTATGTTTGCCACGTTCACGCCAGCCTGCACCAGTCCGCGACCAGTCTCTTTTACTGCTTCGCCAAGATCAGACATAAATCCACTTTGCTGTGGTTGTTGCTGTGCTACTGGTTGCTGTGTCTCCACTTGCTGCACATATGGCAATGGATAGGAAGCATAGAAAGCTTGCTTAGCCTGCTCTGCATTTTCTCCGGCTTGCGGGGCAACGACTTCATTGAAGTATTGCTCCTGAGCCTGCGCTTTTTGTTCTGGTGCTAACGCCTGATACTGTGGAGAGGCGATAACATCTTTCCATGCTTTAGCCATTAATCACCCCATAGTGAAGAAAAGTTACTGCCAGCAGGAGATTGTTGTCCTGGCGTATTCTGTACTGGCTCCTGATAATCAAACTGTTTTTTAACAGTGCTCAACTTGCTTTCAAGCTGATTTCTAATCTTTCCGATAGAGTCACGAAAAGCCTTTTCACTCATTTTGGGGCTTAGGGCACCAACCGCATCGGATAATTTTTTACCCTCAGCATCTGAAAGAGCGCCCATACCCTTCAGGGACTGCACCATAGGGAGGAAAGTTTGAGCTTTAAAGGTGTCGAGTCTTGCTTCAAAGTTAGCCGCATCAGATCCAGGAACTGTCGGAAACGCTGAGCGAATGCCTACTGCTTTTGAAAGGCCGGGGCTTTGCTCTATCTCGTTGAGAGAATCAAGCGCAGTGCTGAACGTATCAACAGCGCCCTGAGCGGCGGCCTGTCTGTCAGCACGAGCTATTTCAGCCTTTTGCCGAACATCTGCCTGTTTCTGCTTTAGCTCTTCAAGCTTTAACTGATTGTTTTCTCTGGCTATCTGTCTGTCCAGAGCCTTTTCTTGTAATTCTGCTCTTTGTATTTCGCGGGAAAGAGCAGCATTCTGTGCGCTGATGTTCTGACCACGTATCTGGATATCCTGACCTCGCGCTGTTAGTGCCTCGCCAGCCTGATTGCTGCGGATTGTCTCTGCCAGCCTGCCTCGGTCAATCTCACGACCAGCCATCTTGTCCTGAACATTGAAGTAATCAATCGGACCAAGCGCGGCCATTCCAAGGTGATCAACAAACTCACCAAATCCTGATGGATTCTGCTGATACATCTGAGCAACGTTATTAGGATCAACACCGACGCGCGCCAGTTCCTTGGCGTTATTTTGCAGCCATGATTGCATTGCTTCTGGAGACGATGCCGCAAGGCGAGCGCCAGCAGCTAATGTGCCGATAGAATTGCGCTGGTCTTCATCAATGAATCCCATGCCTTTACGAACAGATTCAATCTGGTCTGGATATTGAGTAGCCAACTGACGCAAAGCACCGCGATCACCAGACGCATAAGCATTAGCGTATGCCTGCTGAAATTCTTTCTGCCGCTGAGCCTGCTTTTCCTGCTGAAACACCCCCGCAATACCTGAAAGGCCTTGCAAAGCAGTCAGCCCAACATTGTTAGCGCCTGAACGCTCAATATCATTGTTCTGCCTGATAAGCTGAAGCGTATTGCCGATGTCATTTACGCTCGGAGCGTTTGAGTTGACGCCGCCGATACCAGCCAACAATCCGCCATTTGATCCTTGCCAAGTAGCCATGATTACCCCTTAAAACAACGAGCCAAGCAGGCCAAGTCCGCCGCCAATTGCCGCACCTAATCCAGTGCCAAGTCCGGGAACAATAGAGCCAAGAGCAGCGCCAGTCATAGCCCCTGAAGCTCCGCCGCTAATTGCTGTCTGAAGGCCTGATGGTTTATTGGCGTTAGCAGCGGCAAGTGCTGCGCTTTGCTGCGCAATGCTGCTCATGTTGTTGGCGTATGTCTGCCCGGCGTTCGCCTGACCTTGCAGCGCACCAAGGCCAATGTTTGCCAGATTGTTGTAGTTGCTCATCTGGTTCGACAACCACGACTGACCGAGAGTCGGGGCAATCGTGGCCAGTTGATTGCTTGTGGCTGTCGAGCCAAGTCCCCCCGTCGCCTCCGCAGCAGCAAGACTCTGGTAACGAGCCTGGCCTGCAAGGTCTTTATACTGCTGAGAGTTATAATACTGATTAAGTGCCTGCCCTTGGCCTTCTAAACTGGAAAGATTCTGAAGCTGGTTAACATACTGCTCCGCAAGCGGCGTGAACGGAGCAAGGTTTTTCATGATCGTCTGCCACTGCTGATTTTGCAGGTCTGCGGCATACTTCTGAGCTTCTGCTGCATACTTTGCGCTTTTATCAGAACTGCCACCTTTCCCGCCTTTTTCAGGGCAATAAGGTTCCTCGCCGCGCAGTTTTCTGCCCAGCTTAAATGCATATAACATGGCTATCTCCCGTGATTCAGGAAGTCGATTAGTTCTTCGCGTGTGACGCTGTAAAACGTCACGTCATCAACGCCTTTGAAGTATTTCTTGATGGTTCCTACACGCTTAAGGCCAATCATTGCGCAGTACATCTGACCGTGGCGGAATTTGCGTGCAGCGAACGATGTGACGCACTGAACAGTGGTGTTAGTCAGAATGTATCGCCAGAACGCCAGCCCGATTTCCTTGCTGAAGCCACGAACCTCTGGCAGGTACATGGCGTGGCAATCGAATGTCAGCGGCTGAATCTCCTGATAGTAAACAATGCCGCCAAACTGACCGTGCACGTTAACCTCAAAGTAACGGCATTCAGGCTTGTAGTCGTATCCATCACCGTTGTTGCTCCCGGCGATAATGTCGGGGTGATTTCCGACTGCTTCGATCAGGTCGATGTTTCGCGTTGGTTTGAATGTAATCATCAGTCAATCAGCCCATGTAATCTAAGTGCTGTTTCAAGCGCCAGAATACGCTGCCGCGCCTGCTGCAAACCTGTAGCGAGAGCTGCGACTTCGGATTGCGTGTACGTAGTGCCGACAGTGTATGACTGGTTAGCGTTGAATGAGCCAAGAAGTGGCGTACCTGTGGCTGCAGTCCATCCGGTATTTCTTGCTCCAACAACCTGAATTCCATCAACTGAATATGATGTTTTTACATCCAGCGGTGACGCAAGAGACTGCGATTCGGTTACGGTTTTCGATACGTAATCACTCTTAATGTCAGATACATCGCTTTCTACGCCATCCAGTCTTTGGTCAACAGTGACCAGATGCGCCTGAATATCGATAACCTCATCCAGCAAGTAATCAACATCGCTACGCAGTACGACTATCTTCCCTTCGGCAGTTGTTAACCTGACCTCAAGGAGATTTATCGCTTTTGTGTTTGCGGTGATTCTTGCATCGTGATCTGCCAGTTCGACGTCCTGTTCATCGTTTTTCACTTGAGCATCATAAGCGCCCTGACCAGCCTGATTTGCCTTCCCAGCAATCGCACCGACATCAGCACCCTGATTTATGACATACAGCAGGTAAGACTGGCTGAATATATTGCGTGGCAAAATTGAAGCATCAAGGCGCGTAGCCTGAACCACGACAGGATCATTCAGTGATGAATCAACCATTACTCAATCCTTATCTGGCAGCCTGACAGAGTGACAGGTGACTTCGTGATAACGCGCAATTTGAAACCAATGTTTTTCCTGATGCGCCCTACTTTCTTCCACAAAACGCGTTTGTCGTAAACGAACGGTTCATTCTGCTCAATCATCTGCTCACGACCGTAATTGATGCCGTCAGTGGTTGCAGAGAGAAAAAGGCGGTCGGCGTACTGCGCAACACCCGTCGATGATTCCACCTCCAGATCGAAGCATCTGGCGTTATCCGCTTTGAACAACGGAGTAAACAGCAGGTGTTCCTGCTGCTTGTCGTACTGGCTGCTGATATCGAACTGCAATTTCCCGGTCACGGACTCCAGCTTATCGCCGCACGTTATCTGATTGCCTTCGTAAATGAAGTCGATAGCGCGGTACACATCGTTATACAGGCCTGTTTTCAGCACACACCATTGCGGACCATTGGCGCTTGAAGATGCGTCGTACACGAGGACATGGCGCGGAAGGTGGATAATCAGCAACTCATGCGCATCAAATCGCAGAGACTCCATCACGCCATCAGCCAGTTCATCAGCAGTGTAGGAGCGTAGTATTTTCTCAATGCTCGCGCTGGCGATTGGTGATACCTGACCGGAACCGATGATGTACACAGACGGCGCACCTGTTGCCGGATTGCTGATGAACGCATACGAATCAGCAAACGGCGTTTTGCAGTAGGTTCCGGCAATACCTTTCTGCACCATCAGCGATGGCTGTGCGACATACAAAGCGGCACCAACGGTGGTTGCACCAGTCAGGGAGAAATATTCAATCGTCGATGAACCAAAGCAGACGATGAAGTCTCGCCATGTGCCGATACCGATGATGCCGTCCGGCTGCGATTCTGCGCGATATTGTGCGCTGTAGCGGTCAGGATGCGATTCGTCTTCAGGGTCAGTGATAAACCATGAATCAGTGCCGTCTTTTGACCACGCATAACGCCCGCGTAAGCGCGTAATGTCACGAACAGAACCTAACTCATACTGCGTGAATCCGCTGTCTGTAGGCCAGTTTGAGACTGTTTTAACCGTGCCATCATAACGATACTCGACCAGTTGGCCATTAACGCCTACAGCCTGAGATGTCCGACCATGCGCCATTGATACACGACCACTTCCGGCGACGTCACCGACTTCACTTTCGCCCTTATACAGCTTGCCACCACATACGCGATAAACAGCATTCTGCGCCATGTTGTACTCGACGCCGCGAGATACACCGTTCACATCAGAACGTTTGGCAATGCCCGGGAATGAGCGAAGATATCCGCTGCTGTTGAGTATTTCTTTGGGTGTAGCCAGCATATTCACTGGCAGATAGTCGATGTAGTCGGCGTTTCGAAAGTCTTTGCCGACACCTTTCATAAGCGGAAGTTGCTGAATCGGCATTTATTCACCTCACGTACTCGGATCATCTTTCTCGATGTAAAACCGATTCCACGTAAACGCGCTTTTGTTACCACTACCGCGAGGCATGTCATTTCGCCGCTCAAGTGGTGGTATTTTGGTTAAAGCGATGCAAATTGTCTGATATGCGCTGTCAGCAGCGGTCAGGAGAGCATCCGACGGCTGAATGACGTTATCCATGCACACTTGCACAGCGAGTTTCAAAGCGACGCCATCATTTGCCCATGCAGGGATACCTGAATCATCGTCAGGTAACGGCATGATGCCGTTTTCTGTATCAGCAAACTGATACCCAAGCTCGATACCTTTCGCCTGCCATGCTGCCATCATGTCTTCGAGGTCATTAATGGCATCTTCAATTGCCTGAGGGTCAGCATCTGTCAACGTGGCATTGGAATACAGCCCGGCTTTTCGTAAAGCCTTAAGAACGAGATCACCCTTCGTTTTCGCCATCTTCTTCCGCCTTAGCCACTTTATGCTTCGTTGCGGTTTCTTCAGGAGTTTTTACCCAGCCTTTTTTCAGGTGAGATTTAACTTCTTCGTCATCAACAATGATGTAATCGACAGCAAACTGACCACAGGTGATCATGTTGCCCGGCTTATAGAGCATTGTTCGTGCCATTGTCTTCTCCCAATAAAAATGGGGCCGAAGCCCCACCAAAATTACTGCCCGGCAATAACGATGCCCGTATATTCAGGAACAAGTACAGAGCAACCGTACAGAGTGGTGAAACGAGCAGTGGTTACGCCTTTGATGTGGTCGAAGGCATAAGACATGATCAGCGTAGCGCCCTGCTCGGTGGTTGCTGTCATTACCTGTGGACCCTGACCAGTCGGGAACGCCAGTTTGCCGTACATCAGTTCAACAGAACCATCAGCCCAGAACAGGTTAGCCGGTGCGGCATTCTTGTTGAGAATGGTGATTGCTGCGCTACTTGCCGCGTTAGCATCAACGTTTGCATATGGTCGGCTGGCGACATCCGCGTTGTCAGGCGGCAGAATTTTCGGGGAGATAGTTACTGTCGTTCCGCTTACTGCCAGAACGCGGAATACCTGCGGCTGCCCGGTGGTATCTTTGGTGATCTGGTGTACGGAATTCACCCCTGCGATGGTAAACGCATCGCCAACCTGCAAACCTTCAGCAGATACCGTAATGGTCCCCTGTCGGTTATCCACTGGCATATCGTTAGCATCTTTCGCTTCAACCTTGTGCGCAGGTTCTGCTGCCAGCGTAATGGAAGTTGCTGTACCCTTCGGAACACGACCAGAAATATCGGTCTTGTAGCTATCGAAGGACGCAACCGGAGGGATTTGCGCTTTTTCGTATGCTGTCAGGGTTGCGCCCTGAGCATAGGCACGGTGACCAAGCTCGCCAGCAAGGTCTTTGTAGTTGAAGGGGTTCCAGAAAGAGCGACGGTTGATACCCTGAGGTACACCAATCGCCGTCATGGTGGCATCAATACCTGCCGCACAGTTCCACAAATCACGGCCCTGTGAACCAGTGGTTGAGTCAGCCATTGTGATCACGTTAGTAGCACGCTGCGTGACCATGGAAATCAGGTCAGAGTCAATCTGTGCAGCAAGGCGCATACCTGCGGCGCGACCAGCTTCAGTTTTATGTTCCGGGTCACGCATTTCACGCGCATCCAGAGTGTACAGAATGTTTTTCGGCTCCTTGAACACAGAAGGAACAAGGCGCTGAACCAGTGCTGTTGGCGTTTTGCCGCTGAGATCTAGGCCTTCCTCAATGTTCATGTGGTAATGCTGCGGACGATACAGAACATCACCTGCTCGCTGCATTGCGGTATCACCGGGACGGAATTTTTTAGCGTTCCGGGAAACTACGCAGGCGGCCTCAAAGCCTTCAACGTAGTTTTCGAACATGATTTCAAGGTCTTTTGCTAATTGGTTAGCCATGCTTAATGCTCCGATAGGTTATTTTTTTGCCTTTTTAGCGGCGAAATACGGCGTCCAGTCACCAGTTTCCAGCGCCCTGGCTTTCAGTTTGTCGAGGTTGTTGATTACTGCGCCGTTGCTCCCCTTAACTGTTGGGGTTGTGGCTGCCGTGGTTTTTGCTTTTGGCATGATTCTGGCCTTCGATTCGATACGTTCCAGCAGACGACCAATTGCTACGGGGTTGGTAGCTTCTGCCAGTTGCTTGCGCAGTTCAGCGTTGCGACCGAGTGCCAGAACAACGATTTCCGGCTTCTCTGACTCAAACAGGATCGCGTTTTGTGTCTCGATGGGGATTTCCTCGAGTACGGCCTGTTCTGCTTCCTGATAGCCAGGAACCTTGAGAGCCTTAACACGTTGCTGATATTTGGATAATCGCTCTTGATAAGCAGCCTGAAGCTCCTGCTCCTTCTGCTTGCGAGCCATCTCCTGTTGCTGGTACTTTCCGTTATCCTCTGCCCACTTAGCCATGCGTTGCTGATAGATTTCTTCATCGAAACCGATGTCCTCATCATCCAGTTTTGGCATTCGCGGTGGTTGAGTGATTACCGGCTGCTGCTCGACGGGTTTCTGAGACTGACGCATCAGCTCTTTCAGCTCGCGGTCTTTCTCTTTAATCGTCTTGCGCAGGTGTTTTACCAGTCCATGCTCTGCGCTATCTTCGCTGGTTGGCGAATCCAGCTTTTCATCACCAAAGTAGAATTCCTGCTCTGATTCGTCGTCATCAGTTTCAGTAGCTTCCTCTGCATCATTGCCGGAGGACTCACTGCCATCTTCTGTTTCGACTTCTTCAGCCAGTTCGACATCATCAGGAATCTGCTCTGACGCGTCGGTTTCGATTTCAACTTCTGGTGTGTTTTCTGCCATCTGGTCCATTTGTTACCCCTGTTTACTCGATGTTCAGCCCATCGGAAGGCAATAGGGTGCCAGGCCTCATAAAGACAGCCATTGCACGTTATGGGTTAATTACTGCTGTGGTTGTTGCTGAGTTGATTTTTGCAGGATGCTGCTGATGTCCATGCGCTGCGCATGGCCCTGTGCCTGACTTTTCAGGACAAGCTCTGCATCAGCACGGGCATTATCTCCTTGCTGTTGCTGGAACTGTCCGAGCAGTTTCAGAGCCTCGCGGATATCAGATTTCTGCTGACTATCGGCAGATGCGAGTATTTTCACAACATTTGCCGCTGCAACCTGAGCATCAGTCTGTGCCTGGAATGCTTTAACCTGAATGGCTGCCTGTTCGTTCTGCGCTTTCTGCAATTCAGCCTGACCAGCAAGAAGCTGACCTTGCGCTGCAACCATAGCCGGATCTGGCTGACTGGCCTGTTGTTGTTTCGCCTGCTCAACCATCTGCTGTTCTTCTGGTGTTCTCGGCTTGATAACTCCAGACAGAAGCAACTGATTGCGGTTGTATTCTTTAAGGTCGTCCATCCCTTCGCCGTCCATATTGTCGAGAATCATCGACGATACAAGGTCGTGCTTCGGCGTTCCTGGTGGGATAAGTGCCAGCATGGAAAGTAACGACTTAACCGTTGCATCACGGCGAGTAGCGAACGACTGACCGACATCGACAGTCACTTCATAGTTACCCTGCGAAAGGTCGTTAAGCGCGATAACCTGTCCTGTCTGACGGTCAACCACTTCACCAGTCATCAGCGCCACGTCATCGCTGCCATCCTCATTAACGATGCGCATTGGCGTATCGCTGCCATAGACTTCACGAGCCATAGAAAGCCACACGACGCCAGCACGGCGCATGGATTTAGCCATGTTGTCCATGTAGATATAGGACTGCGTGTCCATCCGGTTAAAGATGCTATCAACGGTATCGGTAGCGACGTTGCTCGGCATATTCTCAAGCTGCGACGCACCTGTAATTTGCTGAATAGCCGTTCCGGTGTACTGCAATAGCCCGGCAAGAGCTGGAGGCATTTGTGTCGGAGGTGTCCAGCCAGCAACCTGAGCCTCTGAAATGACCGTTCCGTTTTTGTCCTTCTTGCTGGTCATGGGAAGAACTGCAGGTCTTTTCTTATTCCTCTCTGCCCAGTGATTCATTAATGGACCGGGAATGAAATCAACATCCACGATAGGAATGCCATCACCGCCAGCCTGAGTAGCGTTATCTGCAATCATGGAAACCATCAGGTTCTCAAGACGCTGTGCATCCATCGCTTTTGCTGCGTGGCCTTCGATTCGCTCCTGATTATCAACAAATGAGCGACGCCCATATACCGGGATGAGAGGAATATGTTCACCCGGAATACGCTTCGGTTCTTCCAGCCATTCAGCGCCAGACAGAAGACCGCAATAAACGCGGCGCTTCTTCACCGTTCGCTCGCCAATCAGTTCGAATGCACCATCGGTCAGCTCGTCGACAATATCTTTGATTTGCTCTTCATCATAGATTGCCGTTTCTCCGCTAACAGGGTTGCGCCACGCCGTGAGCTTCACCTTCTCTATGCGAACTTCGTAGTAGCGTCCAACATAGATGGCATCAGGCGTTGACCAGTCATACTGAGTACCAGTGCCATCACGAGAAAGGCTTGCTGCGATGGAATCAGGGTATTCAGCCTCGAACGCTTTGGGCGTCATGGAGAACATTTCCATAGCCCACATAGCATCAGAGCGGTCATATTGCTTGCTGTCCTGATCGAAGAAGACGCATGTCGCCGGGTCGTAAACAGGAAGAAGGCTGATGCGCCGCTGCTCATTACTCGGATCCATTTCATCTTCGTAATCGGCACACATGCGGAAACAACCGAATCCGCCCGTTACAGCATCATCAAATGCGTTATCACACGCTTCGCCACCGGATGTTTCCTGATAGTCAGCGCGGAATTTGCCGTTCATCTTTTCGGCTAACGCTTCCGATGCCTTGTCATCCTTCGGCCTGAATTTAACGCTGATGCGATTCTGTCGATACTCGCCAATGATGCGATCACATTCACGGGCAATCTTATTCAGTTCAAAACGCGGATAATGCTCAAACCTGCCTTCATCAAATGAGTAACCAGCGTTTGTGCTGCCTTCCCACTGTGCGCCGGATACCCGGACGAAACGTTGAGCCTCAATAATCTGCTCACGCATATCCTGCGTTGCTGACCAGGCATTATCAAAGTTGCACAGCACCTTGCGATGCCAGTCAGTCATCTTTTTTTCTGCCATATCAACCTACACCACAAGGAATTGAGTAACTGGAATAGTCGGGTTGCGCAGCCGACTCCGGGCAATGCATGCACATCATCAGCGCATCAGCCAGGTTAGGAGATGGAATGCCGAGCTTCTGCTTCATTTCGACCTTAGTCATAAGCTCCAGCTTCCCGTTGTTATTGAATTTGCGCTGAATCTGCGTCAGTTCTGCAAACAGCTTCTCCAGCATATTCTCGCCTATTGCTTCTTTGTCGAAGCTCAGCATGTCGTCGGGGTCTGCATACTCACCGTGGACAACCGCCCGATATGTCAGATACAGCCTGTCAGCCAGCGCGTAATAGAATTGCGCTCGCTTATTGCGGAACACATCACCAATAGTGCGAACGTTGTCGCCCTGTACGACTTCATCAGACCATGCTCCGGCCTGATACGGCGCATCTTCATCGAATGGCGATTCGCTGCCCTTGAACATCGTGGCGGTGATTTTCTTGCCGGAGAACGCTTCCGTTGTCTGTCTGCGTAGCCCTGCACCGACACCATCACCATCCCACAGGTAATGGTCAGCGCCGTCTTCAATCGCCAGCGAAGTAGCCCAGTCAGCGCCCTCGTTGATGTCCATCAGCAGACCTTCGGCAATGCGCTTAACTACCGAACCGTGGCGCGATGCGTAACCTTTAGCATCTGGACCTGTATCTGACGGGTCATGCGCAGAGACAACAGCGCCTTTCGCTTTCCATCCGAGTTTCTTGTGCGCATCGGTTGCGGCTTCAAGCCATTCACGTTTGATGATTGCCATATCACTTGCGCTTACCGGCTCACCAAGCCAGATGTGACGATACAGTGTCGGATTTCTGCGTTTACACTCTTCCATCTCCAGACGGAGAACTTCAGGAAAATGCGGGTTGTCGGTGTAGTTCACCGTCAGCAGACAAATATCATCGGGAGGATTTACGACGAATCGCTGATAGGTATCGTCGAGGATGTTTTTCGGGTTGAAACTTACCCATATTTCAGAGAACGGCTTACGGATGGTTGGAATCAGGATATCCCACGATTCCTTCGTTACCGCTTCCGCTTCTTCCACCCAGCAGATATCAATGCCTTCGAGCGATTTAATCTTCGTCGGGTTGTTTTTGATGCCGTAGAACATGAACTCAGCATTCGTTCCGAGATGACGAATCATTGAACGCTGAATTTCAAACTCAGCCGAATATCCTTCACGCTCGATGGTATCTTCAAGTAACCTGATTACCGAATCGCTGATACTGTTTTGCAGTTCACGAGCGCAGAGAATACGCACTGGCTGCCGACGCGCCGCTTCAACAAGCAGCCTCGCAATTGCCCATGACTTACCGCTACCTCGACCGCCTTTGGCGACTTTGTAGCGATGCGCCTCAATGAACGGTTCAAAGATAGGATTAATCGTGGTCATTTTCCGAATAGAGTGCTCATCGGTGATGTTTCAATCTGAATTGCGCCGCCGTCTTTGCCTGTTAGCTCGTGATCAACCTTGTCGCGCCATTTATCCTTCTGTCGGTTCTTAAGCCAGAAGATGGCAGCGGTTGTATCAGGCGGGTAATACTTCTCAAGCGAAGTTTCGACAATTCTGTTTTCAATAACACGAATATCGATATCTGGAGCCACGAAGCCCATAGCGCGTTGATAAAGACGATCACTAACTTCTGCATCAGCGACGGCCTTACCCTTTTTTATGGACTCTAAAAACTCCGGATATTCCGATTTCCAATTGTTGATTGTTGCCTCGCTAACTTCAAAGAAGTCCGCGAGTTCGGCGTCTGTATAGCCCAGCAAGCACAGTTTGCGTGCCTGTTCGGCATACGCCTCTTGATACTTCGTTGGGCGCGCCATGTTTATGCTCCGGTAGTGAACAGGTCTAACGCTTCCTTCGATTTACGCACCGCTTCGATAGTGCGGGTCGTGATATCTGAATTAGCGCCGCCTGACTGGAAGTGAATTTTGAATAGCTCAAGCTTCAGTTCGTCAGTGCCAATGAACTGAAATGCTTCCTCTGCGGCTGCGTTCTGGTTCATGACCAGCTTGTAAATCTCTAACTGGAATTTCTGTTCTTCAGTCATGGGAATAATCTCTGCCATTGTTGGCTCCGTTTATCCGTTAAAAGGGATATCAGTTAAGTTATCCCGTGTAGGGTATAAGCCATTGTCGAGACCACTCATTGAATGGTCTCTGCAATAACCGATGTCTTTCCATCAGTCCGCCACCACAAAGAATCTTTTTTGCCATCAGGCAAGAGGTTCATCTTTCAGTGGCTGCCAGTGTTATTTCCCCACTTTCTGGCTTGGTTTGCTTCGTGGTACTGCCGCAACTGGTGGTGCACAGACTTAGTTAAATCTGTTCTCGCCTGAACTATCTTTTACATACCCGGATTGTGGGGATGTAAATCACGGTTTCATTATCAAGCCCACCCGTAGATGGGCTTTGTAATGGCTACTTCGCTTTTGCTTCCGCTCGCTTACGCCGGCGCTCTTCTTTCCTCTCGGCTTTTGCCATGTCCACGAATGCCTGCATGATCGAGTTCCGCATCATGTAGCTAACAAAGTGATGATTGACACAGCCGTTGAGGCGCAGCTGCTCGCCAAACTCATCCACCGAGGCCAATGCTTCCATCATGCCCTTCTCGCCTTTCATGAACTCTGAGAAGTCGCGCCCCGCTCTGGAGGCGCATTCAATGACACGATCACTCATCCCGGAAGCCCGGGGATCGTTATCTGCAGCTGGTTAGCCAGGGAGTTAATCTCAGCGACCAACACTGGCTTCGTATAGCGCCATGCCGCCAGCCCTTGTCCACAGAAGCTCGCCATATCTTTTTTCTGATCAAACTCATGACACTTCATATTGAGCTGCGCACTTAAGCTGTTGCGATGCTGAAGTTCTCCGGTGAAGTAGTCATCCAGGACTTTATAGGCTGCATATTTAAATCCGGGGTTTAGCCATGCTGCATAATCATAAGCAACAAACTTCCCGCCATATGTTCCACCGTGTACACCGCGCTCAGTAAAAACCACAGATTCGTGGTTTTTCTCCAGCTCGGCTAAGAACTCTTTGGTCTGCTTGTTTCGCAGGTAGTGGTACGGAGATTCAGATTCACTTTTACCACTGGCTTTCCACATATCAGTGAGGCAGATCATGCCATCTTCACCGATACGAATTGGTTGATTGAAGAGGGTTAATGATTTCATAGCGTGTACCTACTCTTTGAAATGAACCTTTGCCGCACAGGAAACCAGCCCACCGAGGCTCGCCAGCACTAACTGGTATCCTCAAAGGCCCATTCCAAAGGGGCAGGTTCGGTATAAAAAACATGCGTTGCGGTACGCATTTATTGCAAAAAGCCCCGCATCGCGAGGCTCATTAAATTGACTTTGTGATTTGCAAAAAAATTATTTCAGGCATTGCGTCCTGATGTACTCCTGCAGGTAGTTAACCTGCGCGGTTATCCTGTCGATTCCGCTTCGTAGACGGTAATAATTGAGTTCAGCATCTGCTGTAAGTCTTGGGCTTTCTCCATCGCCCATGCTGCTGGCTCCGGTCGTTGACTTTGCACAGGTGGCGGCGACTTGCAGGCGCTTACGCCCAGCAGAAACATCAGCACGGAGGCTTTCGATAGTCGCGTTAGCATCAGCAAGCTCCTTTGTGTATCTGGCGTCAAGTTCTGCTACATCACGTTGACGCTTCTGCATGTCAGCGATTGTGGATGTGGCCTTATCGCGCTGCTCTTTGTAGGCGATTGCATTATCACGGTAATGATTAACAGCCCATGACAGGCAGACGATGATGCAGATAATCAGAGCGGAGATAATCGCGGTTAATCTGCTCATACCTCAATCTCTCTGACCGTTCCGCCCACTTCTTTGAATTTTGCAATCAGGCTGTCAGCCTTATGCTCGAACTGACCATAACCAGCGCCCGGCAGTGAAGCCCAGATATTGCTGCAACGGTCGATAGCCTGACGGATATCACCGCGATCAATCATCGGCAAAGCGCCACGCTCCTTAATCTGCTGCAGTGCCACAGCGTCCTGACTTTTGGGAGAGAAGTCTTTCAGGCCAAGTTGCTTGCGGTAGGCATCCCACCAACGGGAAAGAAGCTGGTAACGTCCGGCTGCTGTTGATTTGAGTTTTGGGTTTAGCGTGACAAGTTTGCGAGGGTGATCTGAGTAATCAGTGAATAGCTCTCCGCCAACAATGACGTCATAACCATGATTTCTGGTTTTCTGTCGTCCGTTATCAGTTCCCTCTGACCACGCCAGCATATCGAGGAACGCCTTACGTTGATTATTGATTTCCACCATCTTCTACTCCGGCTTTTTTAGCAGCGAAGCGTTTGATAAGCGAACCAATCGAGTCAGTACCGATGTAGCCGATGAACACGCTCGTTATATAAGCGAGATTGCTACTTAGTCCGGCGAAGTCGAGAAGGTCACGAATGAACCAGGCGATAATGGCGCACATCGTTGCGTCGATTACTGTTTTTGTAAACGCACCGCCATTATATCTGCCGCGAAGGTACGCCATTGCAAACGCAAGGATTGCCCCGATGCCTTGTTCCTTTGCCGCGAGAATGGCGGCTAACAGGTCATGTTTTTCTGGCATCTTCATGTCTTACCCCCAATAAGGGGATTTGCTCTATTTAATTAGGAATAAGGTCGATTACTGATAGAACAAATCCAGGCTACTGTGTTTAGTAATCAGATTTGTTCGTGACCGATATGCACGGGCAAAACGGCAGGAGGTTGTTAGCGCAACCTCTTGCCACCCGCTTTCACGAAGGTCATGTGTAGAAGGCCGCAGCGTAACTATTACTAATGAATTCAGGACAGACAGTGGCTACGGCTCAGTTTGGGTTGTGCTGTTGCTGGGCGGCGATGACGCCTGTACGCATTTGGTGATCCGGTTCTGCTTCCGGTATTCGCTTAATTCAGCACAACGGAAAGAGCACTGGCTAACCAGGCTCGCCGACTCTTCACGATTATCGACTCAATGCTCTTACCTGTTTTGCAGATATAAAAAATCCCGAAACCGTTATGCAGGCTCTAACTATTACCTGCGAACTGTTTCGGGATTGCATTTTGCAGACCTCTCTGCCTGCGATGGTTGGAGTTCCAGACGATACGTCGAAGTGACCAACTAGGCGGAATCGGTAGTAAGCGCCGCCTCTTTTCATCTCACTACCACAACGAGCGAATTAACCCATCGTTGAGTCAAATTTACCCAATTTTATTCAATAAGTCAATATTATGCCGTTAATATGTTGCCATCCGTGGCAATCATGCTGCTAACGTGTGACCGCATTCAAAATGTTGTCTGCAATTGACTCTTCCTTGTGGCATTGCACCACCAGAGCGTCATACAGCGGCTTAACAGTGCGTGACCAGGTGGGTTGAGTAAGGTTTGGGATTAGCATCGTCACAGCGCGATATGCTGCGCTTGCTGGCATCCTTGAATAGCCGACGCCTTTGCATCTTCCGCACTCTTTCTCGACAACTCTCCCCCACTGCTCTGTTTTTGCTATATCAACCGCACGGCCTGTACCGTGGCAATCTCTGCATCTTGCGCCCGGCGTCGCGGCACTACGGCAATAATCCGCATAAGCGAATGTTGCGAGAACTTGCAGTACCTTTGCCTTAGTATTTCCTTCAAGCTTTGCCACACCACGGTATTTCCCCGATACCTTGTGTGCAAATTGCATCAGATAGTTGATAGCCTTTTGTTTGTCGTTCTGGCTGAGTTCGTGCTTACCGCAGAATGCAGCCATACCGAATCCGGCTTGTGATTGCGCCATCCCCATAGCAGCCATCACATCAGTACCGGAAAGAGAGTCAGAAGCCGTAGTCCGTGGTGAGTCGCTCATCATCGGGCTTTTTGGCGAATGAAATTTAGCTACGCTTTCGAGTCTCATCGTCTTCCCCTCTTGCCCTGTTTGACCATCAGGACGCCGTTAACTATTACGTGACGCTCGCCTTTGCTGTCTCGGTTGTACTTGAGCACTGTTCCTCTTGCGCAGGAAAGCATCCTCGCCACTTCGGTCTGATTGCCTCGTGTCTGGATAAGAAGCTCTGGTATCGTTTGAATTGTGGCGTTCATACGTTCTCCAGTTCGGTGATTTTTATTCCAAGCCTTCCGCCTGGTACTTTCACGCCACGAATTACGCGAATGTCATCGAATTGCTCGTCGTCTTCCGCAAATCCGGCGTGGATAAGAGAGTCGAGTAAACCTTTCAGGATGTTGTCGAGGTCGCGGCGGCGGGAGTCTGGAACGTCTGCGATGACTTTGATGCGGAGTCGTGATTTGGTGAAAATATCTAACTTGAGTTGGCGGATGATTTGCTGAACTTCTTTTCGGTATTTCTGGCCTTTATCGCTGATGTAGTATTGGCTTCCCCGTCTTCGCCAGTAGGTGTTCACCGACGGCGGGTATGGAAGCACAAACTGATATTCGTTCATGGCTTAATCTTCCCCTCCTTCAGCAGTATCGCCTGCGTCCTGATCACGCCTTCGAGGTGGTAAAGTCTGGCGTCTTTGTTGTCGAGGTTATGGGTGCGTCGGTCGATTTCATCGTGACACGCGCTACAAGCCCACGCACCGATCAGGTCGTCAGGCTTCATCCCCGTTCCGCAAATTCCAGCCATCCGGTAATGTGCCAGAACTGTAGTTTCAGGATTGCCATTGCATACGCCGTAAATACGTACCTGGCATTCTCTGCCGCGCGCTTCTTTGCGTAGGTTAGCCATTATGGTTCACTCCAGTAATTCTCAATTGCAGCAGCCATTCTCTGCATCCACTCAGCCAGCTTTAACGCGGCTTCTCTTTCAGAACCACATTTAGGGAAATCCTTCATTTCCATGCTGGCCTTATATGTTCTGAATGCCAGGTCTCCGGTAATAATCAGCTCCTGATCAAGCACCGAGCGTTTATTCCGGTGCTGAACGTAATAGACAGATTCAGTCCGCATTTCTTCTCTGTCTTTTTTGTAGGAAATAAGCTCAGAGAAATCACTCATCGTCTTCTTCCTCGTACATTGAGCTATTCGGATCGCTCATCAGTTCTGCGCAGCAGTGCTCACACACGTGAACTTCCAGCACATGCAGCTTCTGACCGCAGTTAGCGCACGTTAAAGCCCGCTCGACGCTTTCTTTCTGGTATTGAATGGATTGGGATGGGCTAAGCATTATTGGCGTCCTGCATCATGAGAAAGACAATCATGGCAGCGCGGAGTGGGTTTTCATCTTGAGTCATATGATATGGGGTACTATCACTGCCAACTTTTCTATGCGCTGCCTTCCATAATCCATTTTCTGGCGCTGGAATAATGCCAATTCTGTTCTCTACGATAATCGGCTCTGCGTCTGATGGGCTTTTACAGTAATCAACCGTTTTTATTGCATAACCAGTTTCGTCATCCCACTCAACACCAACGATTGATGTTCCCAACTTTGCGATTTCGCAATCTTCGGGAGCAAATCCACAGCAAATTGCCACTCGCTTGTTAATTTCAAAATCACTTAACTGTGAATAATCCATTGTCATTTCCTCGCACGATGTCTTAGCCACCGGATATCCCACAGGTGAGCTGTGTAATTGAAGGTTTTTACGTCAGATTCTTTTGGGATTGGCTTGCGTTTATTTCTGGAGCGTTTCGTTGGAAGGTATTTGCAGTTTTCGCAGATGATGTCGGTGAAACTTCGTCGCTGTCGCCTCATGCCGCCCTCCTGACGCCCTGCCCGAACGCCATCAATGCCGCTTTGGATACGGTAGTAAACATCCGTCGAGGACTGATGAACGGTCGCCAAATCAGCAGCATGGAGCCTTTGCTGTTTCCATTCTTCTCCAGCCCTGTCGATGGTTCGATAAAATTAATCCGTCCATCAGTGATAATGCGAACTTCGTCGACACTCTCCAGAGCCTTGCTGAACCATCCGACTGACATATCCTCTGGCACAAGCATAACTACCGTCTGTCGCTGTTGTATGCACTGCTCAGCGGCTTTTTCCACCCACGGCCTGATATTGCTGTACGGTGGGTTATTCCAGATTGCACCGTGGCTTACCCACTCAGAATTGAGCGCGTCGTCGGCCTCAGTTAGCCAGTGAGCACACAGAGCATTTTTGTCGCTCGCTGCCGAATCCAGCCAGAATCCAAACTCAATATCCAGTGCATCAAAAAGCCAAAGCGGCGTTTGCCAGCAGTCCTTGTCGTGTGCTGGCGTATTTGATTTGATAGTCATGCAGCCCGATCTCCCCATCTCGCTTTCCACTCCAGAGCCAGTCTCGCTTCGTCTGACCACTTAACGCCACGCTCTGTACCGAATGCCTGTATAAGCTCTAATAGCTCCGCAAATTCGTTTACACGCATCCTGCTGGTTGACTGGCCTATTACCACAAAGCCATTCCCGGCAAGGTTAGGAACAACATCCTGCTGCTTTAATGCTGCGGTAAACACACACTTCCAGCTTTCTGCATCCAGCCAGCGACCATGCCATTCAACCTGACGAGAGACGTCACCTAAGCAGGCCCATAGCTTCCTGTTTTGGTCTAAGCTGCGGTTGCGTTCCTGAATGGTTACTACGATTGGTTTGGTTGGGTCTGGAAGGATTTGCTGGATAGCTTGAATGGCGTTCTGCTGATGAATGGGGCTTCTTAGTTCAAACGTTAGTTTCCTCATGGCTCACCTTCTGCACGCATGGATTAATTAACGCCAAAATAGCTTCTGGTTTCTCAATAACATCGAACCGCTCACCACTTGCCATTCTTACAATCGTAAATCCGGCATCAAATAGGGTTTCGATGTTGTCAGAGTTAACGTACAAGGGCTCATATGCACTTCTGGTGCTTTCTATCACGCCTGTGCTTGGTGGCTGATAGATGCTGCATTGCATGGTTAATTTTATAAATGGCATATACTCACTCCTTCACTTTGACTCCAGCAGCGCGAATCCGTCCTTCGCATTCACTAATTGCGCTGTTATAACCAAATGTGACCCCATCCTCGAAATCGGTAGAAAATGCCTCACGCTCTCTTTCTCCAGGACACTCAATCTCGATAGCTGCTCGCGATGCCTGCCACGTTTGCCAGTGGCCTTGAACATCGTCCATCACGTATTGACCACCAATATCACCACTGCCAATTTCATGGTGATTTTCAGGGTAACGGATAAGGTCTGATGATTCGCCTCCACGTCGCAACCAACTTTCTTCAAACTGCTTTCTTGATTCGTCCATCGATACTTACCCTCAGTTCAACTCACAAAACGCCACGCCATTTTTGTTACGACAACAGGCATAACACCGATAATCACCCAGACAAATGCAGCGCCAAACAACGTATACCATGGGTCTTTACCGTCATTCACAAGACGAATGTAGCTATGCAGAACAATAAAAAACGTCAGAAGAATCCATCCAACGCCAACGCATTTGAATGCGACGAGCATAAACTCAGCCACGATTTACTCTCCCCCAAATAAAAAGGCCTGCGATTACCAGCAGGACTTTTATTAGCTCAGTGATGTAGATGGTCATACGTCAGCCCCTTGTGCATATCGTCTGCCACGCGCAGCAGGTGCATTTGATGCTGTGCAAATCTGTCTGGCTTCATCCTGGTCACATGCAACAAAGTGTCCGTTACAGAACCGCTGGTAAACCGTACCAAGCGAGCCAAAACGGTTTTTCGTCACGATGATTTCAGCAAATGGCGCGGCGCTACTGTTCTCGTCATATACAGCTTCCCGATAGAGCATGATGATTGAGTCTGCGTCCTGTTCAATGCTTCCTGAATCACGCAAATCTGCGTTTGTCGGGCGTTTGTTTGGTCGCTTCTCAACATCGCGCGAAAGCTGACTCAGGGAGATAACAGGCGTTTTCAGGTCTTTCGCCATCGCCTTAAGGCTTCCGGAGATGTGAGCAATTGCGAGGTCGTTGCGATCTGCTTTCGGCTTCTCAATCAGGCCAAGATAATCCGCCATGATGAGTGACAGGTTTGGATTTTCCTGTTTGTGCCGTTCTGCGATTGAGCGTATTTCTTCGACCGATAACCGCGAGGCATCGACTACCCATACATCCAAATCTGCAAGCTGACTCATGCCGTTAGCAACACGCGCCCAGCCTTCGTCATCCATCGATGCAGGATTTCGCAGTACGCTAACCGACATCCTCCCGGCGTTGGCAATGCTCCGCTCTGCAATCTGCAATGCGCTCATTTCCATTGAGAAAATCAATACCCCGCGCCGGACGTCAGAACCAGGAATAACGCGGCTTGCAACGCCTTCGGCAATCTTCAGCGCCAGTTCGGTTTTCCCCATACCAGGACGAGCAGCGATTATCACCAGGTCTTCTGCGTTCATCCCTCCGGTGATGGCATCAAGTTCTTCGATTCCGGTCTTCAGGGTATCGGACTCTTCTCCGTTCCTCAGACGCCTGTCAAGCGTGTCAGTGTAGTCAGTAATGATTTCCCCTAACCGTACAGGTTTAACCTCGTCACGGGGCTTTCTGATGGCTGAAAGACGCTTTACAAGCTCATCCATCGCCTGACTCGATGCGTCGATGGTTCCGCTCTGAATTGGTTCACGCATTTCATCCATGATTTCCAGCACCAGACGGCGGTGATAGTTATCCGCGACCATTCCGGCATATCCCTTCAGGTTTGCGGCACTCGGGCAGTTTTTGCTGGTCATCAGGATTGACGTGAAATGCTCCTCTCCGCACGCCTCGGCAACCATCAGCGCGTCGATTAGGTTTCTGTTTCGCGCCTGCTTGCGGATAACCTCGAAGGCTTTCCTGTAGAGCGGAATTGAAAACGCTTCCGGCTCCAGCGTTGCCAGAACGTCGCTGGCGGTTGGTGTTAATCCACCAATCAGCAGTCCACCGATAACGCTCGCTTCGATATCCTGTTTCATGCAATCCCCCTGTCTGCAAACTTCCCTTCACGAACTCCCGTTAACGAATCTTCCCTCAGCAGGTAATCAAAATCTGCCGTCCAGCCAGTGTCGTTGTCTCCGAAGTAAAACGGCTTGGCCTGATGCACAAACGCCCTGACATACGCCCTGAAACCGTCCACGTTTGGCGTTTTCAGTTGCGGGATGATTTTCTTCAGGCGGCGTTTGCGTTTCTCGTTGACCGCAACAGCGTGTGGAAGTCTGTCACCGACTTCGGCGTTGTAGGCGTTCAGGAAGGATTCGTAGTCGATTCGTTCTGCCTTGCGACGTTCAGGTTTAACCTGCCCATCGCCGCCCCCGTTAGGGGGTAAGGGGGTATTTGTATTTATTGTCTTTTGTATATTGTCTTTTGTGTTTAGCTGACTTGGCTTATACCCATTAGCCGACTCGGCTAATGTTTTATTAGCTGTTTTAGCTAATGTTAAGCTGTCCTGGCTAATCCACTGCGAAACCACCTTGTTCACTCCGATTTTCACGCCATCAGCAATGAGGAATTTACGCTCGATAAGCTGGCGCTTGGCAGCGCAAACATGAGTGTGATGAATACCTGTCATGGCTGCTATCTGCGTGTTTGTGAGTCGATCCATCGGCTTATTGAATCCGTATGTCTTGCGCATGATAGCGAGCATCACCTTCAGCTGCCGGACGGTTAAATCAGCCATCAGCAGACTGTCGGTAATCTCGTTAGCAACGCGCATGAAACCATCTTCGGTATCTGCCACGCGATGCTCCACGACCTCCAGTTGAGGCCTGTAATCAGCTAACTTAACGACGCCCATGTTTCACTCCTGCTTTGGCTAGTCTGTAAACACCAACAAGGCGCTCTGCGAACGCCCTGTTATTTGCTGCGGCTACCACTAATCCCTCAGGTGAATCAGGGTGTCGAATCTCTTCTTTTTCCTGGTATTTCTTACGACGTTTTGTCATAATTACTCCTGTGGATTGATACAGTCTTTCTACAATCAGGCCTCAAAACTGTTGCCGCAGTCTTGAGGCTTTTCTTTTGTCAGCACCATGGCTACTTTCTTTGCCAGCTCCGCTAATTCCTCGTCTTCAACACCCCACTCCAGCACAGCCAGAAGCATGGCCATCTTTGGGATAAAGCTGTCTTTCCATCGCGAAATTTGCGATTCATTGATCCCTAATGCATCAGCAACCTTTCGCTGACCACGTACAGCAATTCGATTTAGGATGTTGCTTGTAATTGCATTCGCTTTCTTGCGAGTACTTGTAAGTTGCATATGTAAGTATTTACTTAACAAATAAGAAGTTATGCGCATCAACTTATGCGCGTTGTATTCCCGCATTTCGGCGGGAATGAGGACCATGACTGTTAAAGAGCGGTGTTACTATTTGTTTTTCTTGTTGCTTGGGAAAGGACGAACTTCCTCTCCAATCACACTGCCATCAGGCTTTACCGTAACCATGATGTTACGGCCTGCCAGAATGGCCTTGCTGATAGCGCACTGGATTACACCAAAGTCACTGGCTGCTTTAGCCTGTCCATGGATTTTGGCGTAATCGGCAAGTGTCATTCGAATCATATGCACTCTCCGTTATTAACCATGAACAAAGAATACTACAGGTATTCAAAGCAATCAATACTCAGGGTATTTTTAGTTTAAGTACCTTAGCTATTAGAATTAAGCTATGGAAAATAAAAAATCACTGACGACAGAACAGCTCGAAGACGCTAAGCGGCTTAAGGCTTTGTATGAGTCAAAAAAGAAAGAATTGGGAATAACCCAATACTCAATCGCTGATGAACTGGGTATCACCCAAGGAGCGGTAGGGCATTATCTTAATGGCAGAAACGCGCTAAACGTTGAGGTTGCATCTGGTTTTGCACGATTGTTGCAAGTCTCAATTGCTGATTTTAGCCAGTCAATTGCTGCCAAGGTTGCAGAACAGGCAGAAAGCCTTAAGAGCGATGCCAACGTAAGGTATGCAGGGGAATACAGAGCAGGAAAGAGGTATCCGGTGTTAAGCAGTATCCAGGCTGGCTCGTGGTGTGAAGCATGCGAACCATACACCATTAAAGACATAGATGTTTGGCTTGAGTCTGACGCGCATATTCAAGGTAATGCGTTCTGGCTTAAAGTGGAAGGTGATTCAATGACGGCACCGGTTGGGTTAAGCATTCCAGAGGGAACATTCGTTCTTTTCGATACCGGAAGGGAGGCGATCAACGGCAGCTTGGTCATAGCAAAACTTTCTGACTCTAACGAAGCAACATTCAAGAAGCTGATAATCGACGGCGGAAATAAATACCTCAAGGGACTTAATCCTGCATGGCCTCTCGTGCCAATCAATGGAAACTGCAAGATTATAGGCGTTGCAATTGAGACAAAACTAAGGCTGGTTTGATCACGCAAGGGGCGATTATGGTTGGAACCGCTATAGCAAGCTTTTTGGGGATGTTGGCAATCTCAACAATTTACGGCTTAGCGCATGCTTTTATTGCGAAATCTCTATCAGAAAAAATAAGCCAGGCTTGGGCGCATAGATCTGCTCGTTTCATGATTCTAGTGGTCATAGCAATACAAGGGATATCTGCATTTATCCTCTATGGATCAAGCTTATACCTGTTGTATCAAGGCGCGACATTTACGCCTTACACCAGTGATTACGGAACTCTATACGATGGTAGTGAAGACATCTCTATGGCTTGGATCGTCTTTGGTTTATCTATGGCCGTGTCTGTTGTAGCAGACATCATTAAGGTAATTCTCGTCTTAACCTTCGCTGACTAACCCATAATCCCGGCAGCAATAGCTATCGGGATCCACTTCACATATCCCGCATAAAAAGCACTGAACAAGCAGACACCGAAAAAAAATAAATATCCTTTGTATTCATTTGCTTATCATTATTTCACCAAAAATAAATACCTTGGGTATTTACACAATAAAATACCTACAGTATTCTTTAGCCATCAGCAGGACGCTGATAGCCAAACGGAACAGATTGGCAGGCTCTTTAACATTGATGGGATTGTCCCGCCGAAATGCGGGAACCAAAGAGTAGTTGGCTTTGGGGTGACGTGAAGTTCAGCTGCACGACGGCAACCGGAAGATAAGCACCCGGCGCGTCACCGCCAAAGTCAATCATCGGAGGTCAACATGGCAGTAGTCATTACATTTCTGGCTGACGATAACGCCAGAAATCGCCGCAGAGCACGCAGACAGGCTCAACGTGAGCAGGCAATGCAAGAACAGCGACTGGCGCGAAAAATTGCGCTAAAGCTCTCTGGTTGCGTCAGAGCAGACAAAGCAGCATCACTCGGAAGCCTTCGCTTCAAGAAGGCAGATGAATGGAGTGGAAGTATTTGCCTGCCAAACGTAGCCATTTACGCGGCAGGCTACCGGAAATCAAAACAACTGACGGCGAGGTAATTATGGGTCAGGAAGAAAAATATGAGCTTAAAAAGCTAATTGGAGAAGACGCCATAGAAGAAATTGCAGCATTAACAACAGCTATAAAGAATATTAGGTATGCGCTAAATACGCTTATCTCCTCATGCGACAAAAATAGCAGGGAATTTTTGATACTTGGCGCAGCTCTAGGAATAGTTGATGCGGCAACGCTTCACCTAATTACTCATGACGATATTCTTATTGAGCCGTATGAAACATTACTGCTTGTCAGGCAAAAAATGGCTGATGCCGCAGCAAATGGAGACCTTCAACTTTACATCGACTTAAGGAAAGTATTAAGGCGAATGGTCAGAACTGAAGGAGATATCCCCCTGACAAAATAAGGGGGTGAGAGGATTTTACTATTTTTCTCGCTGTAGGGGTACACGAGAACCACCGAGCCTGATGTGGTTAAAAGACAGGCACAATCTTTACTACCGCAAGCCACGCAGTGAAATGGGCGTGACATGCTCAGGCCGCCAGAAGCAACGCGGAAAATCAATTCCAGCTTATTACGATTGAGGTTAATGATGAAGTTCAAATTGAACGATGAAGTTAAATGGTCAAGCTCATCAAACGGTGTAACGAAGGTAAAAATCGGGTTTATCGTCGAGGTGATTCCTCCTGGTGTCAACGTAAAAAAATTCGAACTAGGCCGTCTGCTAGATGCACCTGGCCTTCCGAGGAAAGAAGAGAGCTATATAGTTTGTGTAGGTCCAAGACCCGGATCTCGAGCCAAGCCAAAATATTACTGGCCGCGAGTTAATAACCTGCGTCACTTACACGATGACAAATAGAAGTGGATGTCATTGTTTTACTTTTTCGCAGCAAACCACTTATTTGAGGTGAGATATGACAAAATCATGGAGCGTACCTTTTCCTGAATCAGAAACTGAACATGATGGAATGCCTGTTTTCTGGAGATTCCAAGCAACAGTTGAAGAAGATGGAATCAAAATATTCGCACTTCAATATATAGCTTTTCATCAGACAGAGCATTATGCATGGTTGGTTCCTGCGCATTGGATTGTTAATTTTAAACCAGCACCAAATCAGTGGTTACAGGAATGGAAACAAAATAGAAATAGATATGCAATTAAGAAAGTAGCAAAAAATGCAGAAAGATCTTTTGCGTTCCCGACGAAGAAACTTGCCATTGAAAGTTTATTGCGCCGGAAGAAATACCATTTGATGAGAATCAAACAAGATTTGGCTGTTGTATCAACTCTTGTTGATGGGATGAAGAATATTGATACATCAACACCAGATATTGAATATAACTTTGGACACAACCAAGAAACAGAAAATTGGGTGTTTTATTAGTATGAATAAGCACTGTGTATTCATTCCAACGAGTGAATACACGGAGCAATGTCGCTCGTAACTAAACAGGAGCCGACTTGTTCTGATTATTGGAAGTCTTCTTTGCCCTCCAGTGTGAGGGCCTTTTTATATGCATACCAATAACGCTTCACTCGAGGCGTTTTCGTTATGCAATCAAATATAAGGAGTTACCCATGATGCACTTTCAGCTCGCGGGTAGCGGCGTCATGTCCGCTTTCTACCCGCACGAATCTGAATTATCACGCCGAGTTAAACAATTAATTAGAGCAGCAAAGAAACAACTGGAGGCGTTATGCGCAATGAAATAGCCATTAATCACCAGATGCTTCGTGCGGCACAAAACAAAGCAGTAATAGCCAGATTTATTGGTGATTCAAAAATGTGGATTGAAGCAAATAAAGCGATGAAATCAGCTATCAACCTTCCGTGGTATCGCAGGAAATGAGTTTTACAGATAACTGGTCAGACGAAGAATTCATTCGTCAGATGAACAAAATGCTCAATCAGCACAAAAAACAGGAGAAAGATGATGATTCTGACTCTGAATGATAAGCGTGAAATATCGCAAATCATCGCAAGTTTTACTGATGAAGATTACGAACGAATCAACAGTGAAGTTGATCGCCTCTGCAAACGTTGCGACCCAATAAGCGAAATGCTTCGCTCATATAAACCAGATGAACACACTAAGGACGCTATCGACTGGCTGGAAGATGATGACTGTGACTATCAGGAAAAAGCCGCTGAATGGTTCTGGGATGCAATAACCGAAAGAGTTAAGGCTGAATATGCCTTCTCAATATTCAAACGCAGACACATTTTTGGAGAAGCTGCATGAGCAATATCGTTGAATTCGTTAAACAGCAGGAGCAGTTATTCTGCGGAGCATTGACTGAACAGACGGTGACATGGGCTAAGGAAAGCCAGTTTGCAATTCAGTATTTCCAGAAAAATGATTACCTGGCTAAAACAGCACTGGCAAATCCAACCAGCGCACAGAACGCCATCATCAATGTTGCGGCGATCGGCATCACCTTAAACCCGGCTAGCAAACTGGCTTATCTGGTTCCGCGCGACGGCATGGTGTGCCTTGATATCAGTTATATGGGATTGCTCCATATTGCAATGGAGTCTGGTGTTATCTCATGGGGTCAGGCAAAACTTGTTCATGCTAACGATACCTATGAGTCAAACGGGCTTGATAAAGCACCAACCCATAAATACAACGCCTTCGGTGATCGTGGTGATATCGTTGGCGTTTACTGCACAGTTAAGACGCCAGCAGGTGATTATCTAACGGAAGAGATGAGTCTTGCTGAAATTGAGGCTGTAAGGAAAACAAGCAAGGCGGCATTCAGCGATAAAGGACCATGGGTAAATCACTGGAATGAGATGGCGCGAAAGACGGTCGTAAAGCGTGCAAGCAAGTATTGGCCTAAGGCATCACGTCTTGATAGTGCTATTCACGTACTAAACGAAGAAGAAGGTGTGTGGACTGAACCAGTTATGCCGCACAAATCAGAGGAAGATATCCGCGAAGATGAACGGAAACGCCAGCAGGAAAGAACGGATAAAGCACAACTTCTTTGTGATGAAATGGCTCAGGCTGAAAACATGGATGATTTGAAGCGATATTTTGCAGAAGCATATCGCCTGACATCTGGAATGAAATTGCAGCAGAACGTACAAGCCATTTACGCAGAATGCAAAGCGAAACTGGAGGTTGCCAGTGAGCAAACTGTATGAAATTGCCAATGAATACGCAAAATTGATGGATTCAGATTTAGAACCAGAGATGATTGCTGACACAATAGAAGGCATGGAAGGAGAATTTACCGATAAAATAGAGCAACTTCTTTCCGTCATTAAAAATGAATCTGGTTATGCCGAACGCCTCAAGGAAGAGGCAAAGTCACTGAATGAGCGAGCCGCAGTAATTCAAAATAAGATTGACAGCATCAAATCATATATAGCGTCATCGCTTGAAATGGTTGGCAAGAAAAAGATTCGAGCAGGTATTCACCAGGTAACAATCCGCAAACCGTCAGAAACTGTAGAAATCATCGACTCAAGCGCCCTTCCTCCTGAATACGTTGAGTTTGAAACGACAATTAAAGCCGACAAGTTGGCAATCAAGCACCAACTAAAAGCAGGAATAAATATCCCAGGCGCTCAACTCAAGGTTGGGAAACCTTCACTTCTTATCAAATAACGGTATCGACTATGAAAAAGACTCCATGGGAGAAATGGGAAGTCGATTTCTTGCGCGAGGTAGCGGCGACAATGCCAGTTGAAGTTATCGCAGAAAAACTGGAAAGGACTGAAAAAGCAGTAATGGCGAAAGCAACAAGGATTGGAGCTGACATTGTTAGCCGACTTCGTGGAAGACGCTGGACAAGAGCCGAAGTATCACTTTTCGGTAAGTTCTCCGCAGAAGAAATAGCAATTGCAACCTGCCGCTCAATTTATTCAGTAAGAGCTATGCGATACAAGCTAAAAAAACTCGATGAAGAAAGAGCAGGCATACAAATAAATTAACATGGAGTAATTAACAATGAAGCTAAACATCGACCTAGGAAAATACGTTATTACCGGAACCAAACACGATCTGATTCTTAGCGAAAGAGGAATTATCAAAGAAGGCGAGAATGCAGGGAAAGAAACACTAAGTCGTATCGGTTATTACAGCAAGTTTGAGCATCTGGTTAAAGAGTTATGCAACCGTGAAATCCTGTTATCTCAGGCGCAGACGCTACAGGATATTCAGCAGCATATCGAGACTTTAGGTATGTCACTTAGCATGGCTATTGACCAGTTCGTGGAGAGTAAATCATGAGAGGACTTACATACAATCCCGGCATTCTTCCGGCAGAAATGATTATTCGTCAACGCGTAAAGCCAATGCCATCGAGAGAGGAATTGCTTAAGCGAAATTCTTTTCTGTCAGTGAATCAAAACAAATATCTGAATGCGATGTGGCGCAAAGGAGGCAACCAGTGAGAAAGATTGGCTATCAGGCACTACGTGAGGCGGCAGAGCAGGCAATGCATGACGACTGGTGATTTGATGCGGACCTTTTCCATGAGCTGGCAACACCATCGATGGTGCTGGCACTACTGGATGAACGGGAAAGAAACCAGCAATACGTCAAACGCCGCGACCAGGAGAACGAGGAAATTGCGCTAACGGTAGGGAAGCTGCGCGTTGAGCTTGAAGCAGTAAAATCAAAACTCAACGAGCAGCGTGAATATTACGAGGGAGTAATCGCGTATGGGGGTAAGCGCATAGCAGAACTGGTAGCCGAACTCGTAAGCCAGACTTACAAGTTGAATGAGATGTCGGGCAACTCTCCGGTAACTCCGTCTGTCTGGATGAGCTGTAGTGAGCGAATGCCGGACGACGCGCAGTGGTGCGTAGTTGAAGCCGCAGACGGGTATTACGTGCAATGCTGGTCTGAAGGTCAAGGATGGCTTGGAGATGACATCAGCCTACGTAATTGCGATGTAATCAGATGGATGACGATTCCTGAACCGCCGGAGCAGGATGGTGAATAATGCCGCCAGTTAAAGTTGTGATTATCACTTTGGTGATGATAGTGATTGCGAGAATCATGTCTGGTGAAGTTTGGTGGATATGGTAATGGCTAAGGCAGCAGCAGAGCGCAACTAACAATCCTCGCACTCGCGGGGATTTCTTTTATCTGAACTCGCTACGGCGAGTTTTGTTTTATGGAGATGATAAATGCACTTCCGAGTCACAGGTGAATGGAATGGAGAACCATTCAACAGAGTTATCGAAGCAGAGAACATCAACGACTGCTATGACCACTGGATGATATGGGCGCAGATAGCACATGCAGACGTAACCAATATTTGTATTGAAGAACTGAAAGAACACCAAGCCGCCTGATGGCGGTTTTTTCTTGCGTGTAATTGCGGAGACTTTGCGATGTACTTGACACTTCAGGAGTGGAACGCACGCCAGCGACGCCCAAGAAGCCTTGAAACAGTTCGTCGATGGGTACGCGAGTGCAGGATATTCCCTCCTCCTGTTAAGGACGGAAGAGAGTATTTGTTCCACGAATCAGCGGTAAAGGTTGACTTAAATCGACCAGTAACAGGTAGCCTTTTGAAGAGGATCAGAAATGGGAAGAAGGCGAAGTCATGAGCGCCGGGATTTACCCCCTAATCTTTATATAAGAAACAATGGATATTACTGCTACAGGGACCCAAGAACGGGTAAAGAGTTTGGATTAGGCCGAGACAGGAGGATAGCAATCACTGAAGCAATACAGGCCAACATTGAGTTATTTTCAGGACACAAACACAAGCCTCTGACAGCGAGAATCAACAGTGATAATTCTGTTACGTTACATTCATGGCTTGATCGCTACGAAAAAATCCTCGCCAGCAGAGGAATCAAGCAGAAGACACTTATAAATTACATGAGCAAAATTAAAGCAATAAGGAGGGGTCTGCCTGATGCTCCACTTGAAGACATCACCACAAAAGAAATTGCGGCAATGCTCAATGGATACATAGACGAGGGCAAGGCGGCATCAGCCAAGTTAATCAGATCAACACTGAGCGATGCATTCCGAGAGGCAATAGCTGAAGGCCATATAACAACAAACCCGGTCGCTGCCACTCGCGCAGCAAAATCAGAGGTAAGGAGATCAAGGCTTACGGCTGACGAATACCTGAAAATTTATCAAGCAGCAGAATCATCACCATGTTGGTTAAGACTTGCAATGGAACTGGCTGTTGTTACCGGGCAGCGAGTTGGTGATTTATGCGAAATGAAGTGGTCTGATATCGTAGATGGATATCTTTATGTCGAGCAAAGCAAAACAGGCGTAAAAATTGCCATCCCTACAACATTGCATGTTGATGCTCTCGGGATATCAATGAAGGAAACACTTGATAAATGCAAAGAGATTCTTGGCGGAGAAACCATAATTGCATCTACTCGTCGTGAACCGCTTTCATCCGGCACAGTATCAAGGTATTTTATGCGCGCACGAAAAGCATCAGGTCTTTCCTTCGAAGGGGATCCGCCTACCTTTCACGAGTTGCGCAGTTTGTCTGCAAGACTCTATGAGAAGCAGATAAGCGATAAATTTGCTCAACATCTTCTCGGGCATAAGTCGGACACCATGGCATCACAGTATCGTGATGACAGAGGCAGGGAGTGGGACAAAATTGAAATCAAATAATGATTTTATTTTGACTGATAGTGACCTGTTCGTTGCAACAAATTGATAAGCAATGCTTTTTTATAATGCCAACTTAGTATAAAAAAGCAGGCTTCAACGGATTCATTTTTCTATTTCATAGCCCGGAGCAACCTGTGAACACATTTTCAGTTTCCCGTCTGGCGCTGGCATTGGCTTTTGGCGTGACGCTGACCGCCTGTAGCTCAACACCGCCCGATCAACGTCCTTCTGATCAAACCGCGCCTGGTACCTCTTCTCGCCCGATTCTGTCGGCAAAAGAAGCGCAGAATTTCGATGCTCAACACTATTTTGCATCCCTGACACCAGGTGCTGCAGCGTGGAATCCTTCCCCGATTACCCTGCCTGCACAACCTGACTTTGTTGTCGGCCCGGCGGGTACTCAAGGTGTAACGCATACCACGATTCAGGCGGCGGTAGATGCGGCAATTATCAAGCGTACCAACAAGCGCCAGTATATTGCCGTGATGCCTGGTGAGTATCAGGGAACGGTGTATGTCCCTGCCGCTCCGGGTGGAATTACTCTGTACGGTACAGGTGAAAAACCGATTGATGTGAAAATTGGGCTTTCCCTTGATGGGGGCATGAGCCCAGCCGACTGGCGTCACGACGTCAACCCACGCGGCAAATATATGCCGGGTAAACCAGCGTGGTATATGTACGATAGCTGCCAGAGCAAACGCAGCGACAGCATTGGCGTGCTCTGTTCTGCGGTCTTCTGGTCACAAAACAATGGCCTGCAACTGCAAAACCTGACCATCGAAAACACACTGGGCGATAGCGTAGATGCGGGTAACCATCCGGCGGTGGCACTGCGTACTGATGGCGACAAAGTGCAGATCAATAACGTCAATATTCTCGGTCGCCAGAATACCTTCTTTGTCACCAACAGCGGTGTGCAAAACCGTCTGGAAAGCAACCGTCAGCCGCGTACCCTGGTGACTAACAGCTACATTGAAGGGGATGTGGATATCGTTTCTGGTCGCGGCGCAGTGGTGTTCGATAACACCGAATTCCGCGTGGTGAACTCCCGTACCCAGCAAGAAGCGTATGTGTTTGCACCGGCTACGCTGTCCAACATTTACTACGGTTTCCTCGCCGTAAACAGCCGTTTCAATGCTTCCGGGGATGGCGTGGCGCAACTGGGCCGCTCGCTGGATGTTGATGCCAATACCAACGGTCAGGTAGTGATCCGTGATAGCGCCATCAACGAAGGTTTTAACACGGCGAAACCGTGGGCCGATGCGGTGATTTCCAATCGTCCGTTTGCGGGTAATACTGGCAACGTTGATGATAACGACGAAGTACAGCGCAATCTGAATGACACTAACTACAACCGCATGTGGGAATACAATAACCGCGGCGTGGGTAGCAAAGTGGTTGCAGAGGCGAAGAAGTAA